TGGTCATCAATGACGTATTTTTGGGGGCCGCTCATACGATAGACCTCCTTCTTGATCCCTTGTTGGATAACATCTGCATTTTTACGAGTAAAAAAAGCATCTGAAAGTGCTGTATGGTCCCAGTTGCCCCGGAGCATATCACCTGCAAAATTTACTTCGGTTTGCTTGGGATAGCTGAAACCAGCTGAATCGGGTACGGTGGCGCCCGTGGCCGAGGGTTCGGCTTTCAGATTGACACGACCATTTTGACCCCCCTGGGCATAGTTCGTATACGGGAGTTGGAAATCAGGGAGGGGAGCACCAGATGTGTTCGACATTCTATCACCCCACTGTGTTTTTTTTCTAAGCTCTGAATATAAAATGTCATCTGTTACTCGCTTTATTCGTCAAGTTCCACTTTCTACCACATACTACTCAGTCCCTTCGGCTATATTGTCGGCTGGCACAGGCGTATATGAATTTGTCCCAACTGCCGCCAACGTTGTTCAAAACTACCCCCCTGGATACATGCAGGGTGCATCACTTCAGTTGCTCGCCGCATTGGCATCGGGTTCATTGTCCGCTTCCACCTGCGTATTGCGTGACATGGGCAAGACATTCTATGCCCCAGTCGGCTCCTCTGCATCAGCAGTTTCGGGCTGGTTCCGTCAAGTTCAGTTGTTGCTCCCTCAATCCGTCAGCGCATCCCAAGGCTTCATTGGCGGAACAGCTGGAAGCACCTTCGGTGTCCTCGGTGGTTCTAACATCCCAGATGCCTACACGGATTACTTTACCTTTTACATCGCTGTTCCTTTGGGCGGCACGCTCGGAGGCACCATAAGCGGTGCTGTCCCCATCGCTGGTGGCCAGATGTAAAAACCATTTCTACCGGTCTTCTTTTTTAGCACATCCTACTTTTGATAAAAAATTGGATATGCTTCCAGTCAGGCCGTACCGGCGTTTTGGTCTCTGCGTTTTTTCTAATCCCTAAATATAAGATGACCTCCGTTATGCGTTATGCTCGCCAAGTGCCTTTGTCCACAACCTACTATTCCGCTGCCACAGCAGTTTACCAATTTATTCCAGCAAGTAGTAACGTAGTTGGCAACTATCCACCTGGATACATGCAAACTGTCACAATTGCATCTTCAACAGTTGCCCGTGACATGGGCAAGACTATCTATGCTGGCATTGGTGCTACACCCACTGCCTATGGATGGTTCCGTGAAATGCAGGCTCTAGTTCCTGCCTCCATCAGTGCATCGCAAGGCTTCATTGGTGGAACATCTGGACAAACCTTTGGTGTTATCGGTGATGCCACTACTCCCAATGGTAACATGGATTACTTCACATTCTATGTTCCTGTAGTCATCGGCGGTGTTGCTGCTGCTGGTCCATCTGTTCAGACACCAGTTGCTGGAGGGCAGTTGTAAAATCTTTTTATACTTTTATTGTTATTCTATTTATTACCCTTTTGAAAAGAGTAATACATAGCGTTCACTTCATATTAAAATCATTCCATAATAGAGATATGTTCAACATCTGGCTTGGATTCTACATCATTGCCGCTTTGGCGGTTATCGGCGGTGGAACCATGAAAATCAATAATCTAAATCAGCCCATTGGCGCTTTTATCTTCTTTGCAGGTGCACTTACGGCCTTTATTGTCTATGGTATGCGATGGTTTGACAGTTCCAGTGGAATCTTGGCCAAAACTCCGGGTCAGTGGCCTCCCACGCTTAATACCTGCCCCGACTACTTAACGTATTTTAAACGCATTACAAACGGCGGAAAATCGCAAGATACTTGCGTAGACTTTATTGGCGTTTCTACCAACGCTACCCTCAAGGTTTTCCCCGCAGATGGTGTCCAAAATCCTCCCGCAGATGATGGCTTTTATTTTCCACTAGGCACTACCAGTTCCGATCCTGTTGGGAAAAACAATGAATTATGTCAACGTGCCATGACATTTGGTCTAAGCTGGGAGGGAATTACCAATGGTGAAAGCTGTACGGGCCCTGATGGAACACCCGCAAATGCAGATGGTGGAGCTGCTAAAGCAGCCTGCCCTGCAACCGTGGCTACTCCAAAAGTAGGCGCATAATTCTAATGTGCGTTTAAATCACAAAAAAACCTTCTACGACAAGAGTGTAGAGGTGAAAATCTCTACATACACGCATTCATAGTTTAGTGGTAGAATGGCTCCCTTCCAAGGAGTCGATACGGGTTCGATTCCCGTTGAATGCATAGAATTCTATTTTAATGTCATAATATTGAGTTTAAAATAGAATATTATAACGATAATAGATAATAATGGCATGGTCAAAAAAAGACAGACTGTTATTTCATTTAATTAATGAAGCTGGAAAGCGCTATTTTAAAAGACAAGTTCATTTGGCAACTGCCACATTTATGAAAGCAAAAGTAAAGCCAAACTTAGTTTTTTTTGGAACATATAACCTTTCTACACGCACCTTTCACTGGCTCAATCAAATGAATGAAATAACGCTAGACTATATTCGTAAAGGATATATGTCCGTCTTTGGATCAGATGAGACCATTGTCAAACTATGCCAACCATCTGTTCCATTAGATCTAAAAGATAGAAATGTGATTCCTTATTTAATAGATATTGTAAACGCAGCATACAGTGTAGTTCGTTTTGAAAAAGGAAAAGAACGCATTTTTGCAATGACCAAACTAGATCTACCCGATACCTTTGATTTTGAACAATTTAATAATTCTATGTTTATCTATCGTAAATTTAATGTCTACGAAAGAAAAACACGTAGGAATGTAAGAAATATAAGACGTTGATTTCTTATTTAATCAATCTTGGCGGATTCATCGTAAGCATACTCTGAATCCCCATACAATACGCATAAGGGGCATTTCCATCACATCCCTTACTATCTATATTTGCATCCCACGTCATAACTCCTTGTAATTCATTGATTTGTACAAATGTAGTTAGATTTAATGCATTTTGCAACGTTAGAACTTGATTAGAATCATCCGCACCAGGCATGAGACCCAAAATCATTTTGTTCGCAGGAACACCCCATGTAGTAAGATAATAATTAATGTCCCATTGAATCTGATCAGGATATGCAGCTGAAGGATCTAATAACCATTGTGACTTTCCAGTCCTTTTTGACAAATAACAAGTGGGATTAATCCAAATGTCATATTCCATTGGTTGCCATGCATTAATTGATCCAATCGTTAAATTTAACAAATATTGCTGATAATTTGTGGAAGACCATGCTTGTGCGGCGGTGGTTAGTGTGATATAGACAGATGGGTTAATACTGCGCAACATATTAATAATGGATGCCGCAGTTACTGCAAAATTGCTAGGAGTAATTGTTGAAGCGTCTTCAATGTCAAAATCCACTCCATCAAAATCACACATTTTGAGCATCGTATTAATATTAGATGCTAACACTCCAGGCTGTGTATACAAATCAGAACCTGTTAGCGGATAGGTAGCACCACCAATGGACAAACTAATTTTGGCTTTCACACCATGTACTAGTCCTGTGATCGCTTGTACTTGTTGAATGGTGAGTGAACCAAATCCTGGAATATACGTTGTACTAGAAAAGTTAAAACTAGCAAATGCTAAAATAATTCGTGTATTTTCTGTAATCACATTCTTATTAATCATCTCTTGAATTTGCTGATAAGGATCCCTATCCCACGTAGTTACATAGGTAGAAAATGTGGGCATCATATTAGTATATTATACGTCGGCCAGCTTTAGATTAGAATGTAAAGGAATTCTAAGAGCTTACTAGTAGTGATGGTTCGGACCAGTTTACCAGAGAAAGACACTGCATGCCTTCATCCAGCCATTGAAACCGCTATGTTACAATGGCTAAAAACACGATCGCATCCTGCCTTTCTTTTAATCGGTCCTCCTGGTGTTGGTAAAACTACCATGGTATATCGTGTATGCAAAGAAGCAAAATTTTGGATCCAAGAATTTAATGCAAGTCACACACGAACAGGCTCTAGTTTTCGTCAAACCATTATGCCGCTTTTAATAGAAACAGGCGTTAGCAAATGGATTCATCCTACTACACCTAATGGACGTGCAGTGCTATTAGATGAAATGGATGGCCTTTCTCAAGGAGAAAAAGGTGGGTTACAAGAATTACTAGATTATTTGAAGTCTAAACGAAATTTTGCAGATGATTGTCCCATGATTCTTATTTGTAATTTGTTAGAAGGTCGCATTATGCAACAACTGCTCAAATATTGTTGTGTTCAATATGTTAATATGCCTACCAGAGAGAAGCTTATTGAATTTTTTAAAACAGATATTCCTGATTCATTGTATCAACTAGGAGATATTCGTAAAGTATCTCAAAGTTTAATTTATCAAGATCAAAGTGGTGGATATCATCCAGGAAAAGAGGAAGGAATGGATAATACCATTCATGTAGCCATTCGTGCAGCATGGTTTACTCTCTTTCAAGATTGGGGAGAAAATGATGAATTGGATTTAGAGACCAAAGATGCAAATTTAGCGGGTCTTTTGTTTCATCAGAATTTGCCACTATTTTTAGAGAATTCAGAAGTACCATTTAAAGTATACGAAGAAATCTTAGAATATTTGCGCTGGAGTGATCGTGCTGATTTTTGGGCATTTTTTCACCAATGCTGGAATTTGTTACCTCTTTCCTATCGTTTAAAATTAAAATATCCGAATTTATATCTTCAGAATTATGTAAAACCTAAACATATTCCTGAACCAGCCGAATTGCAATATACACAAGTTCTAACAAAGCAATCTGCTCTCTTCAATGCATGGAAAGAAATGAATCGTGTGGCAAATGAACATGATATTCCTTTTCGATGTGTGACACAATGGGCGACACATCAAACAGGTAAAATTTATGATACATTGGGTGTTAAACTTGAATCTCAGACTGCAAATGAAGGATCTGCAGCGGCTGCTTCCTCCCAAGTCGCTGACAAGAGTGTATCAAAACCTGCTTTGCCTCGTAAACGGGTAGTTCGTGGTAAAAAATCAGATGCGAAGTAGGTAGCAATGATAACCCTCTTATATAATCTATATTAGATACAAATAAAATATTAATAACACCTTCCTTAAATTTTTTTATTGTCTTAAGCAGTGAAAATAGATTGCTCTCTATTCTTTCTGCTTTTAATCCTAGTTTGTTAATTTCTTCAGATAACTGATAATAAATATTATCAAATGCAGAATAAATAATAAATGATTTATTTATATTTTGTTTAAATAAATCTAGGCAAATTTCAGATTTATTTTTGCAAATAATAATATCCTTCTTAGATAGAGAGGATAAACAACATATATCCGATATATTAAGTACTTCTCTACATGTAGGACATTTATAATTAAGTATCGTATTTGTCAGAAGACATGCGCCACAATATGTTTGATAACAGCAATTTACAATCGTAGGATAAGTACACGTTTCTAAACAAATTACACATTCATTTTCTTGGGCCTTTCGTTGAATCATTGCGTGTTTTATTGCGGGTTGAAATGAAATATATTCTTCCAAAGGCAACCATTCAATGCCTAGCGCTTGAAATAAATGAGGAACCGATTTGGATGAAATGGATGGTTCTCTGTTTCGTGCCAAATAAAAACTAGCCAATGAATTTAATGTAATATTTGGTCTGCATTGAATAATTTCTGTAGAAATATCTGGTAAATTCATACTAGAAGAAAGTAAATTATATGAATTTAATAAAACAATCATTCCTCTATGAGGATGAAATAATGGCAAATAATTTTTTAAAAATCCTGATGAAGTTATTGCACCCTCATAAGAACGTGATTGATGATCTACTAGCCATTTTTCTAAATCTGGATGCAATGATACTCTATCTCTCAGAGCCAATAAATGATCCTTATTGATAGAAGGATTTTTAAATACAAGTGGAATCCAATTATTTGTTACTAGCCATAGAAATTGGAAACGTAGAGATGGATCAGATGCATGAATATAAATAGAGCTAGCTTCATCTATAAATACATTATTCCACTGAATATGATTTGCGGTGGCATATTCATGTACATACTTATAACATTTATTGGTAGTTAGCACAAATGCACTAGATATCATCGTTTTAGTTAAATTCTCTCCTTTTATCATTCGCTTGGTTTCAATTGGAACATACGTCATCGTTGTATGATGATCTATTTCATGTCGCCACTGATGAAATAAACTATGCGGTACAATAATCAAATTAGCGGAGGAACCTGTTACTTCATGTAACTCATGCGAGAAAAAATATTTAGAAGAATGATTTGTCAATTCACATGTAATATTTGGATTAACCTCCTTATAAGATGCTAAATAGGTTAATATACTTAGTGTTTTTCCTGATCCAGGAGGATCAGCTATAATTCCAATTTTACCATTAATTGCTTGTTTATTCATCATAAATCCACGTAGCATTTTGTCTCTATATGCATGCATACCCTGTACAAAGGATGATTGGTGCGGATATAACGGAGTTTTAATAGTTGTTGGATTTTGAAATGTAGATGTTGAAGTGAATGTATTTTGATATATTTGATTTAATACAGATAATTTATCATAAAGTGAATCATCCATCTAGTGGTATACGTGTACTTAATAGTACGTGAGAAGCTTTATATGGTTAAATAAAATTGTCTTATTAAAGGTTCCTTTACAAACTCGTTTAATGTAATAGATACTGGTCTCATTCCTGTTTTCTGTTGTAGTAATTGGGCCTGATTACGCAGTGCCGCTTTATCCACCGTGTTATCCGTATGGCAAATCATAAGAATGGTCTTCTTTGAATCTAGTTGAATCATTTCATTTCTATAGTCTTCTAAGAAGGATGTTTCCTCTGCTTTAGTTACATACTCATTATATTTATGCGTATCTGAATAGGATTTTCTCCATGCCATGGTACCATTTGTTGCATGTTTATTATGATAAGGACCCATGATATATAGTTGTTTTGTATCTGCGTAATACGAATACATCTCAGAAGATCCTGCAAGTTGAATAGTGGGATATTTCTTAAATGCATTTACAACTTCTGTAATACGATCTGCTGGATAATAATCATCATCGTCCATAGCAATAATAATAGAGCCTCTGGCTTCCTTGTTTAACCAATTTCGCTTCGCACCAATTCTCATCTTTTCATCTTCATAATGATAGCGAATATTAGGAAGGCTCTTTGCAGCTTCTAGAAATAAATCTTCTACTGTATCTCTCCCATCATCTAGAATAATCCATTCCATTTTCTCTTTCGGAAAGTCATAGTTTTTATAAATTTCAATAGCTGCGGAAATAAATTTACGACGATTGTATGTCGGTGTAACAACAGACACTTCAATGTTCATATAAGGTGTATAATGACAGTTTATTTAGATTCTCCTAAGGGTTATTTCCAATAGTTGGCGGCAAATGCTCTACTCCCTTATTATTTTTGAATGGCACAGTATTTTTCTCCCCTGGTGCTAATTCTATTGTATTTGGTAAAGGAGTTTCTTTTGATTCTGGTACAGGCACATCATGCATATGTGATAAAAAGTTATCTAATTTTTCTAAATTACTCATATATTCCTTATCCTTTTTCATGGTAGATTGAATATCTTTATAAAATGGACATGAGTCTTCTAATTCTTTTTCATATGCTTCTTTCTTTAGTGGTAAACTTAATTTATCTTTTTCTGTCTTGGGATATCGAAAGGGATAAAGAAAGAATTGTACCAAACTTATGTTAGAAGTCTTTGTTGTTAATGGCAATAATGCAAAAATCTTAGGTAGTAACTTAATTTTAGGTTGTTCTGTCATATTGTTTATATAATAACTATAGGCCCACTTTAAAAAATAAAATAATGCAAGTAGTATTCTTATACCTGTAAGCATATAGCACACAACAAAGGTAAATATGAAAAAGATCAAACGAATCGGATAGGCATACATGATCATTTCATTTGCCACAAACATAGATAGCATTAGCACAACAAATATTCCAAGACATCGTGCAAAAATACCTGGTAGTTTATCTTTAATTTGTTGTGTAGTACTTGGAGGATCCGTAGTTGCAGGATCCGTAGTATTTGGACCCGTCACATCCGCACCTTCTACAATGGGAATTGGCTCCTCTTTCTTTATTTTCTTCTCTTTCTTTTCCTTCTTTTCTTCCTGTTCTTTGGCATACTTTTCTGCATCTGGATTATTTAATACATTATCAACTGTATTATTTATTTTGTATGAAATAAGATTTTTAACCTTTTTAAAAAAGGATGTATCCTCTTCGGAACCCATTCTATGACAACAATGGATTTTAATGAGATCTAACAAACGAGATTACAATGCATATTTGAGACCACCCATACCTGAAGAAATTGTTACCCAATTTAAACTTTCCACATATACAGTAATATTGTATTGATACAAATTATTTGAAGGAAGAGGATACACATTCAAATCCAATTGAAAGTTTTTAATACGACTACTATTAATACTACCAGTAGGCTGTGTAGTAGGTGAATTTAATAAAAATGGATAAATAATTAAGCCAGTATCAGGAACACCCGTTAAATATTTCCATGGAACCACCTGTGTATAATATTCAATCGGTTTTTCCTCTTGTAACAAATTACCATCACCCAGAATTGCTAGAGACTGTAAAATAGATTGTTGTCCATTTAATATAACATTTCCTGTAGCGGAGGTTAGATTCACATTAGATGGCCATGGACCTGTTGTTTGAAGAAAAGGAGGATAGTTTGGATTTACCCAATTTGTAAAATTAGCAGGTTGATTTCGGTAAAGCAATGAATCTGATCTTCGTGGTGCAATAATAATTCGCTCAATTGGATTATGTGTGTCTAATTCTACAAATTCTCTACTTGTTAGATTATCAAACTGATAGCTCGTTATTTGACGTACCAGATATTGTAGTGCTTCTGAACTAAATTGTGTACGTTCCTCATCCGTCACATATACATAGGTTAATTCAATTCGTGGATTTAGCGGCCATGTATTTAATAAAGGATTTGGTGTCCCTACATCTGTCAAAAAATTATTAATCGTAATATCTGTAATATTTGATACAGATGTATAATATATATTTTGAGGCTGAAGAGGAATAGGAGATGGCTGAAACTGATATCCTGGTGCAACTTGATAGCCATTATTATCTAAAATACGATAGAGTTGTTGAATAGGACGAAGTGTAATTTGAATTTCGCATTCATGATATTGCAGGGAAACAAGGGGAAGCGATTCAAAGGTAGATTCCGCAAACCAAAATGGTAAAGGTACTTGTAATTGACGACCACTGATAGAGGGACGATTTACATTTGCAGGCTTGGTAGCAGAAGTATTTGGGCCATTGTTATTATAAACTAGTGGATAACCTGTTCCCGTAATTCCACCACCATATTGACCATTTGCAGGGTCATAGAGTTCAGGAATATTACCCACAATCGTTTGCCATTTTTTATAGGCATTCGCATCTAAATCACATTGTGCCTTGGCAATCATATAATCCCCATCAAACTCTTGAATTTTTTGACCACCAATAAAGAATCCTACACTCTGAATAATATGACATCCAATGAAGTTTACCCATGAAAAATTGTATTGTGCTTGTCGTCCAGTAGGAGTTGGAAGATTCTCAATATATTTGCAATAAATATCGGGTAAATTAAATACAAAATATACATCTCGTACTAAATCTGCAATACGCTGTAATTTAAAACGAACCTGAATGGGTTGATTGTAGGATAAATCTTGTGGTCCATCCATTGCAAATGTAACAGATTCTTCCGCAAAATGCGCATACTTCTTATAGGATTTATAGAAGTAGGTAAAATCTGGATTGCCACTTAATAACACATTTTGTGCTCCGTAGGCCACTAATGAAAATAGACCGCCACCTGGCATCGCTAGTTTTGTAGTAGTTAATATGTATGTCCTTTAGACCTACATATTAATTGTAAATTGCCTATAATAATTTAATAACCATTTTGCCACCATGTATCTGCGAGATAAGGTGGAACATTTGCCACCATAGATGATGCCATCTTAGATGATGGGCCCTCTGCCATCAGTTTCTGAATTTCCGCATAACATAATGCATAATTAAAATATACTAAACGACTTAACATTCCCTTTGTATTACCAAACACATCAAATCCAGTTGCATCTAGGGATGGAATCTGAGCTTGTTTCAAATGAATCTGGCGTGAACTAAAACAGCAAATATCCTGATAATTCTGGTAAGGTGCAAACCCATCAAATGACATCTTCTTAGATAAATTACCATTAATAAATATTTCTAGTGCTTTATCTTTGCATACAATTACCACATGTACCCACTTGTCCACTGGAATATTTTCTATTTCAATGTAATTATTCCATGTCTTATATGTATTCATATAGACACGCATTGTATTTGTATCTGATCGCATGTAAACACCGGGTGCCAACAAGGGAAATTGCGAAGAATATCCCTTATGAAAAATGTGCATGAGACCATATTCTTGACGAAATGCAGATGCACTTACCTGTAAGTAAAAAGAATAACTAAATTCTACTCCACTTCGTTCATTATCAGATAGATGAATCGTTTGAGAGCCATTTGCATTTGGATTTTGTAGAATTACTTTTGTTTTATCATCCATCACATAGGTATCCGCTAAAAGCTCCACACGATTGGAAGACATGCGATTTAAGTATTTATAAATGATTTCAACAAAGATGAATACCATAAACACACAAATAACTAATACAAATCCAAATAGAATCTGCATTAGCGTACCGGGCCCACCCGTATTTGAAGTGGTATTACTTCCTAGACTAAAAAATGATGAGTTGTTAGACATCTCTCCTTTTACTAATTTGTATTATTTATTTGATTTATTTTGAGATAATTTGTGTACCCACGCTTGGCTGAAAAAAAGAACTCAACCAATCTATTGCACTTGTAATTGGCTCGGGGCCTGCCATATATGTTTTATATGCCTGTTCAGGGTTCAATGCAGCATCATACATAATTGTAGTGGCCATTAATCCACCAAACCCACCGTACTCTAGTAGATTGGCAGCATAGCCGCCAGCATCTACCTTAAAATTATCAGGCAAAACACACGACCGAGACAATTTACCATCCATATATACATCTACTGTTTTTCCATTAACAGCCACAGTGACATTTACCCATCGCTGCAAATCCAAATCTGGTAGATCACAAATGGGCGATGATGAATCTAACATACCTGAATCGGTTTGCAATGTGTTATAGGTTGAATTTAAGGTTGCTTGTCTTAAATCATCAGAGGTAGATGCGGCGGCATTTGTTGCTGCGACATTACTTTGCATAACCGATTGCAAACGAACATATAATTTGGGCTTACTACCACCCAAATACATACGCAGTGTATCAAAATTGGGTCCACCTATACGCAATACTGCCTTATTGTATCCTGAACGAACATTCCAATCATTTATATAAATCCACGTAGTTACTGTAAATTCACCACCTTCAAATAATTTGGGCAAATCTTTTGATGTAATCGTGATTGGAGCTGTTGCATCAATATTGGCAATCTGTGGAGTTGTCAACAATGAATAACTATTTGATGTCTTAAGTCCAAATAAATATTGATATAGGTAATACAAACATAGTAGTCCCGCAAAAAACAAGATCACATGTAGTACACGTGAAAACATCGATGAACTGTTGTTGGTATCCATTATCCTGACAATTGTACCGATAATCTATCTGCCTCAATCTATGCATAAGGTGTACTCCATTCAACCAAATTATTTGAAGGAGGCTTTGTAACAGGATCGCATGGTAAACCGGAAGGACACTGTGCAAATAATTTTAAGGCTGGTAAACTTATATCTATCCAATTTGCTTCCAATATCATATTATTCGTATCTACATGCGTAATTCGTTCACGTTCTATATCATTTGGTGTTATCCGTGATGAATTTATAATAACATGAATGACAGATCCATCTAATCCCACATTTCCAACCGATAATGGGCTGCTAATAATAACCGGATAACTCAGAAGTCGTTCTGAAGATACAATCTTATTATCATAGATCACATCAAATCGTCTACCCTCTCGTAATATCGCAATAAATATCCATTTCTGTTTAGGAATAGGTGGAAGATCAATCATTTCATCCTTTGTGGCACCATCATTTGTTTTTACTCGGAGGCGTGCAGATGTATGCTCTTTTCCAGTAGGCGATGGTGCAATCTCTAGATACCAATTATTTTCAATGTAGATCAGCGGAGTAAACTGATTAACTGCTTTTGATGTACGATCGCCATCATTTAATTTAAAAAATCCCATAATGGTACATCCACTAGATCCTAATAATTTCTGTTGCACAACATCAGAAGTAACAACGACTTTTGGTTGATTTAACGACGTCATTTTTGTTAGTACATCATTATTACCAGGACCTGGATAAATTACATAGAAAATAATATATAATGTACCCACCAACAAAATGATACCAAATAAAACCTTTCCAATAAATGGCATAGTAGATGCGTCTACTGGCGGTGTAATGCTGAATGCATCCATCTCTCCTTTTACTTATTTGTATTATTTTTTGTATTATTACATTACTAAGCCGTAGTGTAATAATATAATTTGAAATAGATATCTTATAAGTAAATTAGTTACTACACATAGATGAGGATGGCATTGGACCCGCACCCATTTCCTTAGCAGAACTGAGTGACGGAGTGGCATAGCGGATTTCAGGTACTGTTAACATTCGTGTCCATATTTTCAAATTACGCAATTTTGCAATATTGATCTCAATATCGGATGCAATGTAAATATCACCCAGTACATTCTTTGGAGGACTATGAAATGCTCTTGTTTTAACCAATTGTCCATTAAGATATACCTCAAGTACATGTTCCATTACAACCATACCTAAGCGAAATGGCTCTTGAACAGGTACATTTGGAATAATCACATTTTCCATATTATTATCCTTATTTAACACAGAAACAATCATATCATTTGTATCAGGTAATAATGCAACTGCTACATTATAATTATCTACTACTCCAAGTAGAGTATCACCTGATGGCGTATCTTTCATATTTCCACCACGCCGAAATAAAATACGTGGACTTGTAGAGAATTGTAATGGATTTTGTATAAACATATCAAGCGTTATGGTATAATTGAAGGACATTCCATAAATGGGCAAATTTTTATTAGGAATCTGCCCTGCATTTTCTCTATTCCAGAAGAGAGTTCCATCATCAAACCCTGGTATGAGTATTTTACCGGGAGCGCCAGCATTAAATTTAAATATAGGTGTAATAAAATAATGAACAAATAAAAGAATGACTAAAAGTACAAGTATAATTGTACCTACATAGGATGCAATTCGTTTCGCAGTATCGTATGTACCTGAATTTGTACCAAATTGAAATGTATTTGTAGTAGTAGCATTAATTGTAGGAGCAATTCCTATCGCTTGTTTTGCATTATTCAAATATTTTGCTATATCCATTTCTATGGTATCCTATTTAATCTTATTTATAAAATAAAAAACGCCTCCAATGGCGGAGGCTACAATGCCACCACTAATGACACCCTTTACAAATGAACTGTAGTCTACTTCATTCATGTCTTCCTTTGTCCAAACAGGTGAGCGATTTCGTCGTCCAATTCGTTCATAATAGGCTAAAACCTCCTCTAATGTCCATTCAGGCTTACCCGTACTTTTATTTACAACATTATGCAGATCTACTGTCCATCTAATTAGGTCCGTTCGGGAATCTAGAAAAGGTGTAAGTGGATGTTTTGAAAGATTATCTTTGTAGTGTTCACGACAAACAGCACATGGAATAAGAAATGCAAGTGATTCATAAAATTCTTTAGCACATTTCTTATCCGTGTAGGTTGGATTCTTTGGATATCCGAGCGCTACAATATGAATTGTATGCCAGAAAAATGGACCCCATACACTTGGTGGGAACTGCATTCTATTTAAACGTTCAGGCATTTTATATACGATTTTTATCCATCTAAAGCCTGATAATGAATATTGACTAAGGACTTCACAAAAAGAAGATGGAAATTATTCATAACCGGATACAATCTTGTACTAACTGTGGCGTATCAGGACACGTTTTTAGAAACTGTTTATCGCCTGTAACAAGTTATGGCATTATTGCAGTTAGGTATTTAGATAATGCATATTCTTCTTCATTATATTCAAAATCAACCTCTCTTAACAATAGTAATAGTTCTATTCAATTTCTTTTAATCAAACGCAAAGATTCCATTGGATACGTTGAATTCTTACGAGGTCGTTATCATCCATCCGATGAACCTTATTTGTGTATTTTAATTCGTAATATGACACAATCGGAACACGAGCGGCTTCTCACCGCACCTTTTGATGAATTGTGGCAGAAGTTATGGGGGGAACGCTCCAGTATGCGGTCTCATAAAACAGATTATGAGTCTTCCAGCAAGAAATATGCACAAATTGTGGATAAACTTCCTGGTCTTCTTAAGGACAATCCTACCAAATGGACAGAACCCGAATGGGATTTCCAAAAGGACGGCGAAATCCATATGAATCTGATATTAGCTGTGCCATTCGGGAGTTTCAAGAAGAAACGGGAATCAAACGTCCTGAATTTAGTGTGCTTCAAAATACAAATTCTATTTCAGAAACATTTTTTGGTTCCAGTGGTGTACGTTATTGTCATAAATACTATATTGCGGTGTGTAACAAATCTGTAGAGGTACATCTGAATATGGAGGATCAACATATGGCCCGTGAAATTGGAGATATTATGTGGTGTACATTGGATGAAGCCACCTCAAAGATTCGTCCGGATAATGTAGAAAAACGAGAAATTCTATTAAAGGCTGGAAAGATTATGAAAAATTTTCATCCTGTTGATACAAATGATTTGCCCCGTGCCGCTATTGTTTCCAAATAATAGTACACTATAAATAGCATGTCGGCGGGCATTCCTGTCAATGAATCGCCTGTACTAGAGGCAGCACTAAACGTAGTACCAAACGTAGTACCAAACGTAGTACCAAACGTAGTACCAAACGTAGTGCCAAATGCAGTGCCATCTGTTGCATCCGAGATTGCACAAGAAGAAGCTCCAGAAGTAGCACAAGAAGTAGCACTATCTGTTGCATCAGAGGCAGTACCAGAACCTTCAGTTATATCACAAGTCAAATCTAGTTTTGAATCCTTAATTGATGAAGAATTACTTGAACTCTGGGATACTACATCCGATTTTGCAGAACGAGATCGTATTATTACAGAACTTCAACGACGAGATCTTTTTCCATCCGCTGCCCTTACTAAATGGGAATATGAAACAGGATCCTATCCAGATTTACGAGACCCTGAATTTTTACAAAAACTTCTTGCCAAACGTGAATTTGCGGAATCTCTACAATCTACTTGGAAGCCTCGCATAAATCCATGCGAAGACAATACAACCTTTGAAGTGACTCCCGTCCAGCGGTTTGTTTCCAACTTCATGTCCCCTAAAACACCCTATATGTCCGCACTTCTCTTTCATGGTGTCGGTGTGGGAAAAACATGTGCAGCTACACAAATTACAGAAGCCTGGCTAGAATATTATCCACAACATGAAGTATATCTTGTTGCACCTCGCACCATTCAACAGGGATTCTTTCGCACCTTTTTTGATATCTCAAAAGTGGTTATTGGTGAAGGGAATGAACCAAATAGTGCAGCACAATGTACTGGTACAACCTATATGAAATTAACAAATACACTCTATGAACGTGATTTAACGAAGATTGAGAAAGCTGTTAATAAAATTATCAGACGTCGTTATAAAGTATTTGGATATATTGCTTTTGCAAATTACATTGAGGATGCACTCAAGGGTATCCCTCCAGGAACATCCATTGAATTACAAGAAGAACTTAAAAAGAAATACATTCGCAAGAAATTTAGCGGTAAATTACTCATTGTAGATGAAGCGCATAATCTCCGTGATACAACAGAACAAGGTGACGAAGAAGCTGAAGATTATACAGGTGGTAAAGCCGAAAAAAGCGATGCAGCTGGTGGTAAACAATTAACCCCCTTTCTACGTGATGTATTAAAATATTCTGAAGGAATGAAGTTCTGTGCTCTAACCGCAACTCCTATGTATAATACCTACAAGGAAATTATTTTTATGTTAAATCTTTTATTACTTAATGATAAACAGGCAACTATTACAGAGGCAGATATTTTTGACAGAGCAGGAAACATCATAGAACAAGGCGCAAAACGTCTTGCATATTTATCACAGCGATATGTCAGCTTTATGCGAGGAGAAAATCCTATCTCTTTTCCCATTCGCTTATTCCCAAATGTTCCTCTCATTCAGTCGTATCCCACCATGAATCCTCGTGGAACTCCTATTTCTGAAGCAGAATTAACCTACTATCAACATTTACCTATTGTACCTATTACATTGAAAGATGATACACTGCGTGCTACTATTAGTTTCATGAATACTCTTTCACCAACAGGAAAAGGATTAAGTACTATAGCATTAGGAAAACTTGTTCACGCAGGTAATTTTATTTTTCCTGCAACGGATGCCACACAAGGAGATACATATGATTCATATATATTACGTACTGATAATAATGCATTATTAACTGCATTTACAAAGGAAACATCTGGTGGCGAGTCACGATATCGTGCAAAAGATTCAATAGGGGCAAAATGGTTAGCAATTGGTGAACTCGGTCGTTATAGTCAAAAGTTTGAGTTCTTTATTCAACGTGTTCAACAATCAGAAGGGTGCATTTTTGCTTATACACGTTTTGTTGGAGGTGGTGCTATTCCTCTTGCATTTGCACTAGAAGCGAATGGATATACTCCTCATGGTCGCCGATCAGGCCTTCTCGCAAATGGAATACAGGTACCTGGTGGCCGCCAATGTGCACTCTGTCCTAAAAAAGAAAAAGAACATGGAAGTGCAAATCATACCTTTTCACCCGCATATTATGGTATATTAACAGGTGATCCTGCTATTACTCCAAATCCAGAAAAAACGATTACTGCGCAGCGTGCATTTGATAATGTAGATGGTATTAAGATAAAAGTTCTCATTGGATCTCAAATTGCATCTGAGGGTGTAGATTTACGATTTGTACGTGAGACACATATCATTGACTCCTGGTTTCATTTAAATAAAACAGAACAAATTCTTGGTCGTGCTATTCGGTTTTTATCCCATTGTGCACTTCCTTCTGAGAAGCGTAATAATACAGTATATTTATATACCTCTATTTTACCTTCTACTGAATATTCTAGAGAAACCGCTGATTTGTACAGTTATCGTATCGGATTTAAAAAAGCTGTAACTATTGGAAAAGTTACACGAATTATGAAACAATCTGCAGTAGATTGTAATTTAAATAATAATGCAATCATTATTCGTGGTGAAGATAATGTTGTACAAATAGATGCACAACGTCAAGTTCGTGAAAACGTGGTAATTAATGATATGCCTTTTACTGCCGTGTGCGACTGGATAGAAACATGCGATTATCAATGTAATCCTACAATCCCTATTAGGGATCTACAAATAGATGATTCTACTTATGATGAGTTTTCTGCAAGATGGCGTGTACACCGAATGAAGGAACGTATTATCACTTTATTTAAAGAACAATCCTTTTATCAATCCGAAGATTTATGGAATCTCTTCTCTGATATTCCTCGTATTGCAGCGGTAGATGTGTTAAATGATATTGTTAATAATAAAGCATTCCAGGTACAACATGGCGAACTTTCTGGATATATTCGGTATTGTAATGGTTATTATATCTTTCAACCAAATGTTTATCTGGATTTGACTATTCCTCTTGCAATTCGTATTGCAAAATTTCCTATTAAGCGAGATTTATATACTCCACTTAAATACGAAGAACCTGAAATAATAGTCCATGAAGAAAAAGTGGATACAACTGCTTCTATTGAGATGGTTTGGAGTGCTATTTTCAATTGGATTACACAATTATCTCGTAGTTCACACTATATTACACCTCCTGGCGAACTAAATCAGAGAATTACATCTATATCACAAGACAATATTGATTTGTATGATGTATATATACAAATTCTTGAAATGGTAGAATGGTTTCATACATCTTTTCAAAAGTCTACTTCAAAAAATATAGAGGCATTTCGTAGAGCACTATTATGTTATTTTTGGGATGAATGGATAACTACAGAAGAGCAGAAATTTATCATTTATTCTACTGGATTAAATGTTCATGAGTGCATTGATGAAACACAATATCGTCTAGGTAAACTACTTGTGACTCGTTTTATTGATTCAAAAACAGGAGAACTCACGTATGTTTGTGAAGGAGGAAAAGAATGCATGAAATCTGTTATTGATGCCATTGAACGTGATAAAGAAGAGCCACTTAAAGCGTTTTCATTAACTAATAAAACAACAGGTAGTTTATACGGATTTATTGCACCTAAAAATGGGTCCTTTGTATTTAAAACAGATGAGCCACCTGAAATTGGTAAAAAATTAGGTAGAGGCAAAGAATGTGGAAATGTAAGTACAATGACGGGTCATCTTGCAAATCTTATCAAAATTGGGGACATTCTTAAACAGGCAAATAAAACCGATTTTGACTTAAATCGTGCAGCAGTATTTAGTACAAGAAAAATAAAGAATGCAACAAGGGCATGTACCTTAATGGATATCTTCATCCGATTTTTAGACGAAGAAAAGGTGGAAAATAAACGGTGGTTTTTTCGCTCAGTAGATGCCTATTACCGAGGACATAAAGGATTATTTCGTCCTGGTAAAAAATAACGTATTTTGTAAAATTGATACGAACTTAAGATAAAAGTATATAAGCAAACAGAAGAATGGAGACTACTGCTTTCTTTGAAAAGAAAATTAGCCTCACTCCCTCTGAATTTAATGAAGTTAAGATTACCTCTCTAGATGATATTTTGCTCCGAAAGGTAAAGCTAAGTATGGAGAATAAATGTTCTGAACAGGGATTTATCCTTCCCGGTTCTATTGCTCTTCTTTCACGATCTATGGGATATTTTGAATCCGCTCGTTTTACGGGAGATGCGATCTACTATGTCAAACTGGAAGGCAAAGTAGTCTACCCTGCAGATGGAATTCGTGTAGTAGGTGAAGTTATTCGCAAAAACAAAATGGGAATTTATGTCAACTATAATAACGCTATTCGTATTCAAGTTCCACGAGATCTTCATCTCGGCAGTGAAGAATATGATGAAGTAGAAATTGGTGACTTTGTTCAAATAGAACTAAAACGTTCTAAATTTGCAATTCACGATCCTTACATTTTGGCAAGTGGCTTATTTATTAATAAGCAGAACTCTGGATCAAATGTGAAAAATGCATCAAAAATACTTCCATCCGCTCATGTGGATACGAGTGAAGATGAAAGTGGCAGTGATCAAGAGGAAATGGTAGGACAAAAAGAAAAAGAAGAGGAAGAGGAAGAGGAAGAGGAGGAGGAAGAAGAAGAGGAAGAAGAAGAGGAAGAGGCAGAAGAATAATTTGTGCGTAATCTATTGAACAACAACATCTTTACGGAATTAGAAATGTCTGGATATGAAGAGCGCAAAAAAGTATTTGATACCATAAAAGTTCTTGTAAAATCAGAGCAAGAAGAAATATTTCGTATCGTACGTAAATCAAAAGAAAGCTACACTGAAAATTCAAATGGTATTTTTTTTGATTTATCCGCTTTTTCAGAAGATACCTTTTCACAAATCAAAGAATACCTAAATTATTGTTTAAAAACACGTCAAGAAGATGAAGATCGTCTAAAAGAATTAGAGATTATTCGTAGCCAAAATGATGCATATGTAGATGTAAAATAGATTATAAATTTGATTTAAAGATATGATATGATACTATTACAGTAATCAATGAATCCAGTAAAGAAATATCAGAATGTAAGCTATGATGAACTTATCTCTTATGCAAATCACAATCCCAATCGTTCCCGATGTTTGGAGACGATTGAGATTCCTAAAGTTGTCGCACAAGACACAACTCTTGATAATCTAGGCCTTACAGGGTTTACCGTGTGCAATCTATCAGGAATCCTAAGTGTATTCGCATGCATTGCAGATCCTGATTATTACGCTATGGCTTCTAAACAAATGCGTACTCAACTCAATATAGATCTATCCACAGCCCTACAGCAAGAAACAGATTCATTAAAAAATACATCTATCGCACGTAAGCGAAAGAAGCTGTATGAATTGATCGGTGCCGCCTATAATAATTCTGCCTTTCAAGAAAAAGATTACTTTGATTTATTTCATGGTCTGTCTATCATGCGCAATGTTCAGTTTGTATTAATGAAAGAAGCTGTTCAAGAAAATATTGAAGATGATAAAAAAGTGGTAAGTGCACTAAAAGGTGATATTTTATTCTCCTCTGATCCGTCTACATGGAAATCAGAGTATCCCGTTTGGTTAGCAGATTACAGAGGACGCTGGGTAGCCATTCCATCCCATGCAGCCCCCCTCTCTAAGATTCTTGCTACGTGGTTGTCCACCATAGAACAACAAGGTTGGATTATTCAATGGCCTGAAGTAGAAGGAACTAAAAAAGAAATTGTAGAACAACTCTCTGTTCTTCCTACATGGGAAGAAGCGGATAAGAAATTGCTAAGAGAGACTCTTGCCTTACGTCTCGGCAAGGCAAATACCCTTCGTGTATTTACACGATGGCTTTAATAATCAGCCTAAACATGTTAAGTGATATTATTTTTAATGAGTGCCACAAGATCTTCTATGGTACTAGGAACACAAGTAGGTGTACATCTTCTTTTAAATGTATATAATATACTGAATAGGGGATTACTAGAACGATTAGAATCAGGACGACCACAACTCACCGAATTAATCAGAGATTTAGATCTTCATGTGGTTGCGGAAGCAGGTCATCAATTTCTTCCCACTGGATATACCTATGCCTATGTTTTATCTGAAAGCCATTTTACAATTCATACTTATCCTGAACACCATTCCTGTTATATTGATATTTTTTGTTGCAGTCCTTCCTTTCAACCCTTGCAAGCAGTTGAATACATCAAAGCCTTATTTCACACAGAAAATGTATCTCATCGAATTATACGACGATGATTGCGTTTACTCTAATTATAAAATTGATCCTGTATGTTCTTTTATAATTAGATACACAAGCTTAAGGTACTTTTATCCACGTACTAATTAGAATGGACTTGACAAGTGATCAATCCAAAGACCTTACCAAATTTATCCAAGACTGGTCTAATGATTCCACGTTTGAACTAGAAACCAGTTTTGGAGTGGGGGGTATTGTAGATTCTAACACGTTTCTTCAAATTGCACAACGTCTTCGTACAAAAGGATTTAAGGTACTTCCTCAAGATGACTATTTAAATATCATCACTCCGAAACATGTGCGGTTTACGATTCAAGGTCTTGGTGTCGTTCAGTCCTACTGTAAAGATGATACCATAAAGGACAAATTATTTAGTGCTATGCTTAAAGATCGTGCCTTTCCTGAAAGTAATATTGATCTAAAAGAATATGATATTCGCTTTAAAATTCGCCGTGAAGAAGAACTAGGTACTGCAGATCCACGTGTAGTAGATCTCATTAATACATGGGAGCATCAACAAAAAGCCTTCCGACTTATTCGCCGCTGGAGCTTTGAAGGTAATGGTATTCGTGTAGACATGTCTATGGTACGACAAACACCAAATGTACCTGGAAAAGGTGACTATCAATGGTCCACCACCTTCTTGCAAAAGAATGTACTTGCCGAATTATCACGATATGAAGTGGAAGTGGAACTTCTGCATGATACAGAATATACTGATACTCCTCAAAAAGCGCTTGCTAGTTTGATTCGTGGTGTAGGGGAAGTTCAGCGTGCTATTCAAAAGAACTCTTTGTTAATCCGCAATTCTGTCATTCGCACAGTGCGCAGTGAATATCAACAAATGATTGGCAGTGAAAAATTTCGTGGTGTTGGACCCGTTACCTTGCAACTTCAAAACATGATAAAGGATATTGAACCCTCTATTCCTAATATTCGTGAAGGATACAACGTGACAGATAAAGCAGATGGTCTACGTGCTATGGGATTTATTAACAAAGATGGCGAATTCTTTCTTATTGATCAGAGTTTAAATGTGTATCGCACAGGTCTTCAAAACAAAAAATGTAAAAGTAGTCTCGTGGATGGAGAATGGGTTACACTAACAAAGGATGGACGTGCAATCAATCACTATCTACTCTTTGATATCTACTATGCAAATGGGGCTAAAATTGTATCTGATTTACCATTTGCAACCTTTAAAGAAGGCAGTCTGGATAAAGAAGCAGAATCACGTTACAATAACATGACCGAATGGTTCAATCAGTGGCGTGATGGTGTAGAAGTAAATACAAAAGGTGTTACGGATTCTAATCGCCTTATGATTGCTCTCAAACGATTTGAATTTGCATCTCCCATGAATGATACTATCTTTAAACGAGGTTGCTCTAGTATTCTAGATACTACACGTATCTATCATACCGATGGTCTCATTATTACAAGCAATACTGAACCTATTCCTAAAAATCCAGGTGTACGCTTTAATCAACAATTCAAATGGAAACCATCCAAAGATAACACAGTAGACTTTCTCATCAGCTATGAACGGGATCCCTCTATTCCTACCATGGATAAAGTCACTACCACCATTCATCCCAATAGTGATACCACCATTCAATACAAAACCATGCGGCTCTATGTAGGTGGTGCAAAAGGCACAGAATATGATAATCCTCGTGCAACCATTCTCTTTCAAGAACCAATCGTAAAAGATAAAGGTGATACTGTAGTGCGTTATAAACCTATTCTCTTTACACCTTCTGACTTTCCTGATACCATGTCTAATACCTGTTATTCCATTGTTGAAACGGACCCTAATACACAAGAGGACTATGTCATGACAGAAGATACAAAAGAGCCCATTCCTAACAATAGCATTGTGGAAATGCGCTATGAACCACAGCGAGAACCTGGATGGCGATGGGTTCCCTCTCGTATTCGTCATGATAAAACCGAACGGTTGCTGCGAGCCTCTGCCAAAGGCGGATCCATCAAATACAGTGGTATGATGAACGATGAAGCCGTTGCCAATTCCGTTTGGAATTCTATTCATGATCCTGTTACAGAGTCTATGATTCGCACTGGAAATGAGGAACCCAATGAAGAGGAAATCAAAGACATTCAAATGATTCGTGAATCTGACGTAGCCAAGAAATATTATGAACGCAAAGCACCTAAAGAAAATATGGCCCTCATCAAGGGCTTACAAGACTTTCATAATAAATACATCAAGAATGAGATTCTCATTAAACGATCACTAAAAGGTGGAAATAAAAATCTATTAGATATGGCCTGTGGTAAAGGTGGCGATTTATACAAATGGATCTTCAACAAGGCTCGTGCAGTACTTGGTGTGGATATCTCTGGTGAAAACATTACCAATCCTAAAGATGGAGCCTACAAACGATACGTAGAAACCATTAAGGACTTTGGATATGAAGGTGTTCCCAAAGTGGCTTTTGTTATCGGCAATAGCTCAAAAGATCTTGTAACGGGTGCAGCGGCCCCTAATCCTGAAGAACGAGATATGCTTCGCAGTATGTTTGGTAAAGTACAGCCAGAAGGTCCTGTTCCCACCTATATTCAAAATGTCATGGCTGGATCCTTTCGGGCTGGAGCAGACGTAGCTGCATGTATGTTTGCCATTCACTACTTCTTTGAAAACAAAACAACACTTCAAGGATTTCTTAAAAATTTGGCAGAAACGGTCAAAGTAGGTGGACTCTTTATCGGTTGTTGTTTTGATGGAGATAAAGTATTTAATCTTCTGCGTGGCGTAGAAATGGGTCATTCCAAATCAGGAAAAGAGGGTGATGTACCTATCTGGACGATTACCAAGCAATATGACAAAGAAGATTTGATACCAGATGATACATCTGTTGGATTAGGTATTGATGTAGAATTTATCAGTATCGGTTCCGCACACAAAGAATATTTGGTCTCGTTTGACTTTCTCAAAGCACAAATGGGAACCATTGGATTTCGCTTATTGAATGATACTGAACTAAATGAATTGGATCTAGTTCATAGTACAAATACCTTTGATGCTAGTTATGCTATGGCTGAAAAGAGTCAGGGAAAGAAACGATTTGCCATGCCTGAATCTGTTAAGAACTTTTCCTTTCTCAATCGCTGGTTTATCTTCAAACGTCAAGGAGAAGCAGAAATTCCTGAAATGCCTGCCATTGAACTCCCTGAGCAAGAGATGGAAGAGGAGATGAAAGAAGAAAAAGAAGAGGAAGAAAAGAAAGAAGAAGATGTGACTGTAGTTGAACAAAAACCAGTAAAAGAAAATGAACCCTTTTCTAGACTACCACCCCCTGATCAGAAATTTTCTGAAGTAGAAATCTTTCGGTTTGGTGCAGATGCCCGTCAGGCAGATATCCTTCATCTTATCGATGCACAAGGAAAGAAAGACATCAATATTGGTCGCTGGTTAGGAATTGCTGCTCCCTTTCCCATTCCTGATCCTGATCAACCAGATGTCGTCTATCCTACCATTGAACACTATCTGGCTGGTATGAAACTCAAATATGCCTCTACCAAACCAGAACTCGCAGTATCCCTCATGAGCAAATCAGGTAAAGTGCATCAAGATTATGCCATCAAACGCCGAACTGAATCCGTTAAAGCGGAATCACCACGAGATTTTGAACTCTTAGCAGAAGAAGCGGTGGAAGTCCGAAAGAAAATGCTCAAAACCTTTCTTAATCAGTACCGTGTAACCTTTGATGAACAGAAATGGATTCCCATGAAAGATAAAGTACTCATGGATGCACTTCGTTATCGCTGGGAGAAGGATCAACGCTTTCATAATGCTGTGGAAGCGGCACGTAATGCTGGTAAATACTTACTCTACAGTACTAAGATTGCTTCTGTTGCATCTGAGCTAGGTGGCACTCGCTCCCTTGTTAGCTCCCAGATTGAGGGAGAGAATAAAGTAGGTCGGTTTATCATGGAAATTGCTGGGTTTCGGTTTTAGACAGATGCATATTTCCACTTATCACGTAATTCATCTAAAAAATCTACTACAGACCCAATTGCTATTTTTACTGTATCTGAATAAAGTGTAAATGGACGCCCCAATTCCGCTCTACGTGCGCAAATAAAAATAGGGGCATCCGTTTTTAAAACACAGTCCTGTACATAAACCCCTGTATCACAGCATCCATCTATTATATGCCCTACAGATACAACCATAACTTGCGTAGATGCCTCCTCTGAAATATAATTTTTTGTTTGGGTATAGTCCATTCTAAAGGTCATGCCTGGCTTAATTAAATCTTTTACATCTATATCCTCTTGACTTTCTACATAGTCATCTTCCATTGAAAGTTCCGTTTTAAATAATAATGTCTTTGGCATCTTATCTTAT